GCGAGGCTCGGCAGGGCAAGGCAAGGCGAGGCAGGTAAGGCGAGGCAGGTAAGGCGTGGCACGGCGAGGTCCGGCGGGGCACGGCCCGGTGAGGCCTGGCGGGGCAAGGCAAGGCAGGCGGGGCGAGGCCTGGCGGGGCAAGGCGTGGCATGGCAGGGCAAGGCGTGGCAGGTATTAAAAAGTGTAAATAATTAATTCTAAAATCTATGAAAAAATTTGAATGGAGAACAGGCTATATATCAACGAAAGTTGTAGCCCAGGTAGTAGGAGAATTTCTGGAATCACTTCCTGAAATAAAACCTGACATTGTGGTCGAAAAGGCCAAAGAAAGTGACAACCCCCTTCACCCATTATTTGAGTGGAACGATTCAATTGCTGGCCATAAATACAGGCTCGGACAGGCCAGTGAAATAATCCGTGCTGTTGTAATTGTGGAACATGAAAAGCCTGAGTTCATTAATCAAAACGCTTTTGTAAAGGTTCAAGAAGTTAAAACCTATAAGCCAATTGATACTATAACAACAGACGATTTTGAATTTATCCGTAGAGCCGCTTACAATGAACTACAAAGCTTCATACGCAAGTATTCAAGGATCAAAGGTCTTGAATCAGCGGTAAACATTCTTAATGAAGCTATCCAATTACTTTCAACTGAAACACAAAAAGCATCATGACAAAAATCCTATTTTTCGATGTTGAGACAACAGGTCTTGATTACATGAACAACGGCATGCACCAGCTTTCTGGCATACTGGAAGTAAACGGCAAAGTGGTTGAATCTTTTGACTTCAAAATCAAACCAGCCGAGAACTTGATCATTGAAGATATAGCCCTTAAAGTTTCCGGTGTAACACGTGAGGATCTTATGAGCTATCCCTCTGAAGCAGAGGTTTACCGAAAGTTCATTGCAATGCTTTTGGACTACATTGACAAGTTTGACAAATTTGACAAGGCTTTTCTGGCCGGTTGGAACAATGCAGCCTTTGACAACGGTTTTCTCCGTGCCTTTTTTGAGCGCAACGGAGATAAGTACTTCGGTAGCTGGTTCTGGTCAAACCCCCTGGACGTAATGGTGCTGGCTACTCAACACCTACTTTCTGAAAGACACACAATGCTCAACTTCAAACTTATGACAGTTGCAGCACACCTACTAGGTGGTATCGATGAATCAAAACTTCACGATGCTACCTATGACATTGAACTTACAAGAAACATTTATCAAATCGTAAAATCCTAAAACAATGGAAACAGCAATAGCACAATTTACCTATCTCCCGGCCAACAAAGCTGAAAGAGAGACTTTCGTACAGATGTGTGTAGATGAAATCACATCTGGATTCCGGAATCCACTCGAGCTGGAAATCATGCTCAAGAATCTGGAAGAAACCGTCAATGCAATAAGGAAGCATTCGGATGTTAAGGATGCCATCCAGATTGAGGCTGAGAAGTATAAAGAAAAAACCTTCAAAGCCTATGGTTGCAGTATCACCAAAACCAGCCGGACAACTTATGACTTTTCAAATTGCGGGGATAGTCAATACCTTGAACTGAAAGAAAAGGAAGCTGAAATTAAAACGGCTGTCAAAGACAGGGAAAGCTTCCTTAAGACCATTAAGCCAGGAATGAGTATAGCAGACTCCGATACAGGCGAACAGCTTTATCCTCCGCAAACAAGTACATCAGAGTTTCTTACAATCAAACTTCCGTGATCAAACTGGATGCATGTTTAACAATCATAGATGAGGATGAATTTCTGCGCGTAACTCTGTTGCAAACAAAAGGCAACCCTGAGTCAGCAACAGTTCGCGCAGCAGTTCACCTGCTTAAAAAATACAGAATAGCAAAAGAACTTCAAAAAGAAACATTATGCAACGAAAAATCCGAAAAGCAAAACTCAAATCCAGAAGTCTTGAGGTCGAACTCAACGACACCTTTGAAACAGAAGGAGGACCAATTACAAATGAAGTTATTATGAAATGTGCCGGTCTGGTACATGACGACCTAAGAACAGCATTCAGCAGGCTTGCACTTCACATGATCGTGATCTGTGACTTGCGTAAAGCGGAAATGATCAATAACGAGACATTTGAAAAGGACGACCTGTCAGATTTCGAAGATTATGCGGTAACAGGATTCTCAATTGGTGGCGAAATTGGTAGACGCACATCCTAAATACATTCAGATGGTGGAACTGAATTACCTGGATGTACCACTTGCAGGTTCGAATCCTGTCCTGACCACCAACTTTTTATAAACCTAAATAATAATCAAATGCAACAAATTCAGTACATCGAAACAAATCAACTCCAAGAGAGCTCAATGAACCCTCGTAAGGAGTTTGATATGGAAGGGATTGAAGAACTTGCCGAAAGCATTAAACAGGTTGGAATACTTCAACCCATCATTGCCAGGCTCAACACTTCAGTTCAAAAGTATGACATTCCAACCTTTGAAGTAATCTGTGGTTCACGAAGACTATCTGCAGCAGTAATTGCTGATTTGAAAGAAGTCCCGGTAATTGTAAGAGACCTTTCAGATGAAGAAGCCTTCGATTTGATGATCACAGAAAACCTTCAGAGAAAAGACGTGAGCCCTTTGGAAGAGGCTTTAGCCTTCCAGAGCCTGATCAACAAAGGGAAATATGACTACAATTCACTCAGCGACCGATTTGGCAAGAGTGTGACTTATATCCGACAAAGGGTAAAGCTAAACGATCTGATCTATAATTTCGGACAACTCCTTCAACAGGATATCATCACTGTATCACACGCTTTTGAGATTTCTAAATTAGAATCTGTTTACCAGATGGAAATTTTCAATACTGATTTTGAAGATCGAAAACAATACTGGAGCTGCCCGACTGTCAAAAATCTCAAGCAAATGATAGAGAAGAGATTCACCCTTAAACTAAGTGAAGCTCAATTCAATCTTGAAGATCTTTCTCTGAATAGTAAAGCAGGCTCATGCACTATTTGCCCGAAAAACACTTCATCAAATCTATTGCTTTTTCCTGATGCTCCGGAATCTGGACTTTGCTTAGATCGAGATTGTTTCAAAAAGAAGAGTGATATTCATTTTGAGCGTGAAATGAACAGAATTCAAGAGGAACAGCCTGAAATAATTCTTGGAATCCCATCATATATTTATAATGAAGAGGAAAAACAGGTAGAATCTTTGAAAAATCGCGGCGTGCCTGTTGTTGAAATGAGCTGGTCTAATGGTTTTCAGAAAGTGTTTGCACCAGAACCTCCTGAACAACCAAAAAGGGAAGATTTTGACAGTGTAGAGGAATTTAATGACGCACTTTATGATTATGAATCTGAGCTTGAAGAGTATAACGAAAACCTTGAAGATTACAACAAAAAGGTCTCTAAAGGAAATCTGAGAAAAGTCTTCATGACTGCTGGCACAGATAAAGGTAAAATTCTTGAGTATGAAATTACTGGAACTGGTAAAAGTAATAAAGCAGAAGATGGCGAAGTAGGTAAACAGAAACAAATAATTGAACTGCAAGCAAAAGACAACCGTAATGCTGAACTTGCTTTTGAAAAGACTTATTTGGAAGTCAAAGAGCTCCTTTCAAACAATGTATATTCAAATATTGAAAGAGAATTAACTCCCATTGAATGGAGAGCAGTATACATTGTTCTGCTGGATAGTATCGGCTTTGTTCCACTTAGGGAAGAGTTAAACCCAAATACTAACGGTTTCATCGCAAGTAAAAGAAAGGCTGAGATTGTGTCAAAACTCGATATCAATCAGATCAATCGACTCTTCCGGGCTTTTCTTCAGAAAAATCTTAACACTTCAACTCCAAACTACCAGATTAGCGAGGCCAATTCCCTCATTCAGATTGCGGCAGAATACTATCCGGATGAGGTAAAGGAGATAGAGCTGAAGCACCAGGGAGTTTATCTCAATCGCAAGGAAAAGATTAATTCAAAGATTGAAGAGCTTCAGAAATGAGACACAAGTGGACAGGTTCGGAATTAAGATATCTGGAATCAAGGTATCCTCATGTAAGCGCAGCTGTTATTGCGATGTTTCTGGATGTGTCGGTCAATGCAGTTTATAATCAGGCATTTATTCTTGGATTAAAGAAGTCAGCTGAATTTCATCAAAGTGAGGCATCTACCAGGTTTAAAAAGAACCTTGCAAATCTTGGTAAACCATACCGGTTTAAGAAAGGCAATGTGCCGGCTAATAAAGGTAAAAAGATGTCTCCGGAAGTAAAGCAAAAGTGTAGTAAGACTTTCTTTAAGCCCGGACAGGTACCACCAAACACAAAGTATGACGGTTACATTTCAGTAAGGAAAGATTCTGGCGGAAGATATTATGCTCACATAAGAGTAAACGGAAAATTTGAGCTTCTGCACCGTCAACTCTGGATGCAACATAACGGGCCTATCCCTGAAGGGTTAATTGTTGCATTCAAAAATGGTGACCAATCAGATATTCGGATTGATAACCTTGAACTTATTACGCGGCAAGAGAATGTGCTCCGGAACAACATTCACAATTATCCCAAAGATTTAAAAGAAGCAATTATCGCATTAAATAAACTCAAAAAAACCATTAAAGATTATGGCAAAGAATGATTTACCTGCTTTGCGTGATCACTTGTTTGAAGTGATCGAACGCTTAAAATCGAATAACGACCCAAACGCTGACAGCTTTGAAAAGATTGACATTGAAACTGCAAAAGCAATAACAATGACCGCCAACACAATCATTGATAGTGCAAAGGTTGAAGTTGACTTTCTAAAGTTGATCAATAAAGATGCTGGGGCATCTGGAGTAATGATGGAAGCGTCCAAATCCAAGTTTTTAACAAAATAATGGACCCGATAACTAAAAGGCGCTACAACCTTACTTATCGTGCAAGGAAGAAAGGTATTCAGGTAGATGGATACCGGAGAAAGATTATTCTCGCTTTTGAGGATATAACCAAGCTGGTATCTATCCCTGAAGCCTTAAGCCTCATTAAAGAGTACAAGTTTGAAATTAAACAAGATAGACAATTAAAAATTCAATTCAAATGACAGAACAATTTAAAACATGGGCATTGGTCGAACTCTTCGGTCACTCCCGTATCGCTGGTGAAGTCAGCGAACAGACTATCGCTGGAGGGGCAATGGTAAGAATCGATGTCCCGGAGACTGAAAGAAGTCCCGCATTTACAAGAATAGTAAATGTGAGTGCCATTTATGCCATCAACCCAATGACAGAGGAAATGGCTATGATCCTTGCAGGGCAACTCAATGTGAAACCCATTCAAGCTTGGGATATCAGAGAGTATTTTGAGAAAAACAAAAAGGCTTTGATGCCGGTGAAAGGTGATGATGATGGATCTGATATTGACTGGTGATGACAGCACAGCAGTTTTACGAATACAAAAGAAGACGTGGTTGTACCGATAACATCACTCAAAACGATAATCCTGATTACAGCCTGCCCTTTTACCAGGAAATCTTTAGCCTCATGGAGTCCTATATCGACTATATGACCCCTATTCAGGCAGATGAACTTATTGATGAAAGTTACAATGAAGATCAAAATATTCACTCATGACAATCACTGAACAAGGTAAGCATTACCGTATCCAGTTTCGATACATGCCACATCTGGTGGAGGCAGTAAAATCACTTCCCGGAAGGAAATTTGATTCTGTCAATAAGTGCTGGTTAGTGCCTATCGATCAAAAGGAGACAGTCATTGATTTTGCACATAAGTACAAATTCACTATTGGCGAAAGCCTAATAGATGAAAGGGTTGGTGAAATACCACCAATGCCGGAACTCCAAATAGAAATTCCACTGAAGATGAATCTCTTTCCATACCAGGCTCAAGGCGTGGCTTATGCTTTAGAGAAGAAAAGGATTATTGTAGGAGATCAGCCCGGACTTGGCAAAACAGCACAGGCCATCGCGACAATTGTAGCTGCAAATGCATTCCCATGCCTTGTAATTGCACCTTCATCACTGAAGATAAACTGGCAGAGGGAATGGGATATGTGGAGTGATAAAAAGGCAATGATACTAAATGATGGAATAAAGAATAACTTCCATCTATACTGGCAGGCCAATCTTGCGCAGGTCTTTATAGTGAATTATGAAAGTCTTAAAAAGTACTTCGTACAGAGCATCAATAAGCCTGAATCAGGAAAACTAAGGCTCAATCATGTGAAGTTCAAAGAGCATGTGACAAGCATGTTCAAGAGCGTGATCATTGACGAAAGTCACCGTGTGAAGTCTACTGCAACCCAACAGACCAAGTTCACCAAGGGTATTGCTTCAGGAAAAGAATACATTCTAGCTTTAACAGGGACACCGGTAATTAACAAACCGAAAGACCTGATAAGTCAGCTAGGGATTATTGAACAGATGCCAAGATTTGGAGGGTACCAGAAATTCACACAACGCTATTGCAGTGGCCCCAGGGAAGCTTCCAACCTCCGGGAGCTGAATTACATGCTTAATCTGAATTGCTTTTACAGACGTGACAAGCAAGATGTGCTGAAAGATCTTCCTGCAAAGATGCGTCAGGTTGCCATGTGTCAAATCAGTACCAGGAGAGAATATAAGGATGCTGAAGATAACCTCATCAAGTACCTGAGAGCTTATAAGGATGCAGATGATGAGAAAGTGGCCAGAGCACTCAGAGGTGAGGTCATGGTTCAAATCGGAATACTCAAGAACATCTCAGCCAGAGGAAAGCTTAATGATGTTTATGAATTCATTGACGACATTATGGAGGCTGGAGAGAAGCTTGTGATCTTTGCCCATCTCAAAGAAGTCATTCGTGCAATTCACAACCATTATCCGGATGCAGTAACGATAACAGGTGAAGATTCTCAACAAGACCGCCAAAATGCAGTTGACAGTTTTCAGAACAATCCGGCTACAAAACTGATCATTTGCTCCATCAAAGCCGCTGGTGTTGGATTGACTTTAACAGCCAGTTCCCGGGTTGCTTTTGTAGAATTACCATGGACAGCAGCCGACTGTGATCAATGTGAGGATAGATGTCACCGTATTGGTCAGCATGATTCTGTTACTTGCACCTACTTCCTTGGGGAAGATACTATTGACGAGAAGATATACAAGATCATCCAGACCAAACGTGAAATTGCAGCTACAGTGACAGGTGCGACGGAGCAGATCGAGGAGGATATTGTAAATATGGTAGCTAACTTATTTAACCAAAAAAATGATGAAGAAAATGAAATTAACAGCATTGATAATTAGCCTTCTTGCTTTATCTGTATCCATTATGGGTTTATTAAGAATAATGGAGGAGGACATCAAACTCAAAAACTGGAGAAAGAACCTGACCAAGGGAATGAGCATAATAGTTGACAACGGTAAGGTGATCTACAAGGCTCAGATTATATGGGCTGGTGCAGGATGGGTTCGTGTAATATCGACAGATGGAAAAACGGCAGCTTTTGGAACAAAGTGTATTTATCCTTTAACCTACCTGATTGATGAGAACGATATACAGAACGAAGATACTGCTCAAAAAGAAGGAACAACTGCTTGAGGACAGGAAAGATGAATTCAAGACTGAACTTACGATTGAGTTGTATAAAAAGTCAATTATTGATGAATACAAAGAAAAAGGACTTGATGTGAATGTAGATGTAACCTATAAATAAGTAGATGTAACCTATAAATAATATGGCACGAAAACCAAAAAAAGGACTTACATATTTCCCGATGGATATCGATATTTTTCAGGATATCAAGATTCGAAAACTGATCAAGTATCAGGGTGGCAAAGCTATCAGTGTGTATGCTTACCTGCTCTGTAGTATCTACAAAGATGGGTACTATATGCGGTGGGACAATGAGTTGCCCTTCATAGTCTCGGAGGTTACCGGGTATGATGAGGCTTATATACACGAAGTGATTAAGAGCTGCTTGAACATTGGACTGTTTTCAAAATCATTGTTTGATAAGGAGAAAATATTGACTTCAAAAGGCATTCAAGAACGGTTCATTCTTGTTATGAAAAACTCTAATCGTGTTTCTGAAATTGATGAATTTAACCTCATTTCTTCCGAAGAAACCCCTATTTCTTGCCAAGAAACCCCTATTTCCTCCGAAGAAACCCCTATTTCCTCCGAATTTGGTACACAAAGAAAAGAAAAGGAAATAAAAAGAAATAAAATAAAAGGAAATGAAGAAACTCCCCCCCCTCTTTTTGAAAAAATTGATTATAAAAAAATAGTCGATGAATATCACCAGAAATGCCCGAAAATGCCAAAAATTCAAAGTTTGCATGAAAACAGAAAAAAATCAATAAGAGCCAGATTTAAAGATTTTGGAGAGTCTGGAATAATCCAAATGTTTGAAAACGCAGCTTTATCAAATTTCCTAAACGGAGAAAATGATAGAAACTGGATTGCAAACCTTGATTGGCTTATGAACCCATCAAATTTTACAAAAGTTTTAGAAGGAAATTACAAAACAATTATTAGAAATGGAAATCAATCAAATAATCAGAAAAGCTTTGCCGCAGATGGATATCAAGTCCCAATGTGATTTACCAGAGCTTACTCCGGAGGAGAAAAACTCTGCCATACAAGCAGAAAAGAGCCGTAGGGCACGACGATTTGGAATATCACCTGAGGCCATAACCCTAAGTCCAGAGGCTATTGACAAGGTGTTGATGTTTGCTAGAAAAGATAAAGTTAGCAGCCAAAAGATAAACGAATATTGGGAAAAGATCGAAAAGGAGACCCCTCCGGTTTCGCTCACAGTTGACCAGCTTCGAGAGGCATTTATCGCAAGGGCAAGTCACATTGCCAGGAAGGAATTTGTCATTGATAACTACAACCGGTCAATACTTGAAAAGCTATTTCTCTATTTCACGGCTTCAGATCAAGCTAAAGAGGCTGGAATTGACCTCAACAAAGGAATTCTTCTGATGGGAGGTTTAGGTACTGGAAAATCAACCATAATGCGTTGCTTTTCCAAAAACCAACACACATCCTACAAGTTTGTTGCATGCATGCATCTGACTTACGACTTTGTAGAGCATGGGTTCAGCATTATCAAAGATCATTGCAGGATTGAAACAATTGCAAGAAACCAATACTGGCAAACAGAAATCGGCGTCTGCTATGATGATATGGGCACAGAAGAAGAAAGGAGGCGATATGGTGACAAGGTAAATGCCATGACAGAGATCATCCTGAACAGGTATGATATGATTCCACACAACATGACGCATATCACAACCAACCTTAATGCAAATGATATTGAAAAATATTACGGCGCCAGGGTTCGCAGCAGAATGAGAGAGATGTTCAACATTCTGACATTTGATTCTTCAGCACCAGACAGGAGGAAATAATCATGAAAAAATACACTACGGAAAATGAAATCAGGGCGCTTTCATGGCGTCAACCTTATGCTGATCTAATGCTTGCCGGTAAGATCGAGACAAGAAGCTGGAAAACCAATTACCGGGGATGGGTACTCATCTGTTCAAGTAAGAAGCCTTACAACATTGGACAGATTGAAGCTATCTCCGGATTTGATGGATTAGAGCGGATTATTGATCTTGCTCAGGCTAGAGAAATCTTCAAACAATTGTGCGGATCTGCTATTGCAATTGGATATCTTTCTGATTGCAGAAAAATGACACCTGAAGATGAGGAAATCTGTTTCGTAAAATACCATCCTGCACTTTACTGTCATGTTTACGAGAACGTTCAGATGTTACCTCAACCTTTCCCCTGGCAGGGAAAACTAGGATGGAGAATAGTGCCGGATGAGGTTAAGCATCAAATTAAAAATATGCTTGAGCTATGACACCTGAAGGCAAACTTCAATCCGAATGCTTTAAATGGTTCCGGTATGCTTACCCGCGTTACAAGAAACTGTTTTTCGCCATCCCAAATGGAGGATCCAGAAACAAGATCGAGGCAAAGAACCTGAAGCTTCAGGGAGTCGTTCCCGGAGTTTCAGACACTTGTTTAGCAGTACCAAAAGGAAAGTACCATGGACTTTATGTAGAATTCAAGTTTGGCAGGAATAAACTGTCAGATGAACAAAAAGAATTTCTTGAACAGGCAGCTGCACAAGGTTATGCAACTGCAACTGTATGGTCCTTTGACGAGTTTCAAACCGTAATCGAAAACTACTTGACATGAACCCTTACATCAAACCCGGAATGGAATTAAGTGAAGAGGATATCATTCAAGTTGTTGCAAGTTTTTATAAGCTTCCGGCAAGTAGTCTTCGCAAAGCAAACCGGAGAAGAAATATAGTAGAACCAAGGCAAATCATTTTATTTCTTCTAGTGACTTTGTGTGATTCCAGCTATGAGAGATCTGCATCCTTTTTTGACAAAAATCACTCCACTGCTGTATACAGCATCAAGATGGTTAAAGCTCTATATCAAACTGACAAAGAATTCAGATCAAATTTCCAAGAGATTCTTGAGCAGTTAAATTTAAGTGAGGTAAAGAGAAAAGAGCTTTTAACATTTGTCCAATCTAGGCTTAATTGGGGAGAGTTTAAAAAGAAACAATCGTAATATTTACCACAATGGATAAAATGAATATTTTCAACTATGAAGGTCATACAATCACTTTTCAGAGCAAAAAAGGTGAAGTGATGGTTGACGCAACGCAAATGGCTTCTGCCTTCAAAAAAAGGCCTGGGAAATGGTTAGAACTACCATCTACAGAAAGCTATCTGCTGGAATTGGAAGCTATCCGAAAATCGGATAGGTCAGATTTGATTCACACTGTCAATGGAGTTGGCACATGGTTACATGAAGATGTAGCGCTGGAATTTGCCAGATGGCTTTCGCCATCTTTTGCAATCTGGTGCAATGACCGGATAAAAGAACTGCTCAAGCATGGTGCAACGGCAATGGAGCCGGAGGATCTTCTCAATCCTGACTTTATTATTAACCTTGCTACGGAGCTAAAAAGGGAAAGACGGGAAAAAGAACGTATTGCAGAAACAGCCTTGCTGCAGGAAAAACAACTGAAGGAATCAGCACCAAAGGTCAACTACTTCAATAACGTTCTTCAAAGTGAAAGTCTGATTTCAACAAATGTAATTGCAAAAGATTTAGGGATGAGTGCAGTTTCTCTGAACCGGCTTTTACATCAAAAGCAGATCATTTACAAGTCCGGTAGTACCTGGGTGCTTTATCACAGGTACCAGAACAGAGACTATACCAAAACCAAAACTCATACCTATACTGACCAACAGGGTAACTTGAAAACAGCAGTCACAACCTATTGGACGGAGAAAGGCAGAGCTTTTATCAATTGGGTAATGGAAAAAGGATTTAAGAAAGTTGAAGTTGTAAATCAATAGTTTATGAAAATATTAATCTCTGTTCCAGATCATCATGGTAGTGAGCTTCTTGAGGCTGTTTTAAGGATGAAAGAATTTGAAAAGCATGTTGTTGTGATTGATGATAAACCTCCAGTAAAAGAAGTGCTAGACGAAATTACTGAATTAAAAATGGTGATTACTCCCCGTCCTGAAATTGAGTACCCATCTATTGGAGTATCTAATGAACATGATATGCGAAAGAAGGAACGTCAGGAATGGAAATACAGACAGAAACACTATCAACACAGAAAATAAGTAACAATTGTAAAATTAAGGACATGACAAAAATTAAAGAAATTGGAAATAATCAACCACGACAGTTTAAGTTTATTTGCCCTGGCTGTAATTGTGAACACATGTTTAATGATACATGGAAATTTAATTACGATTTTCAAAAGCCTACAATCTCACCATCGTTTCTACAAAAAGGTTTTTTGGGATTTAAAAATGAAGAACCTTTTTATGGTACTTGCCATTCATTTATTACAGATGGTAAAATACAATTTCTTGGAGATTGTTCACATGACTTGAAAAATCAAACCGTTGAGCTTATAGAGTTCCCGTCTTAATATTGGCGGTAACGTTTTGCAGCTAAAAAATCGGGCGGGATTTTGCCCACAAAACTTAATAAAATGAACAAACAATTGAACTTATTCGAAACTGTCAACGAAGCGCCTAACCCCGCCTGTTTTTTAAGTGCTGTTAGCAACCGTGTTATTTTTAGTTCATATGTGAATGAGAAAGTGGCATGGCTCGCTTACGGTGATTTCTTAAGGTTTGCACTATCAAATACTAACGGAGATGTACGATTTGGTTATTATGTAGATGGTGAGCCGTTTTGCTCTGGCAACTTTGGAGAACTTCGATATTCGGGATTTCTTAAACATGGTTGCTAACAAGGATAAATACGCAACAAACCCTTAAAAATTAATCAAAAATGACAACGCTAATTTTGACTTACTTTTTAGTTAACACCATTCTGGCTGTTAATGAACATTTAACAGCAAGCGAAAGAATGAAAAAATATTATGAGGTTGCCGGAAACAGCTTCTTTCTGATGGTATTTTTTGGGTTGCCGATTACAATCTTACGAATTGGCATAAAGTTGAAATTATACATTTATATTTTACTTAACCAAGAAGTTGAAGATGAGAAAATTTCCGATTGATATAACCGGCAAAAGGGTGCAAATAGGTGACAAGGTACACGGTTATGGATTTCTGCATTGTCAAGATGGTTTCAAAATCGACCTTAGACCTATGGTCACTGTAAATATCCAGAATGGAAAACTATTCTTTGGGGAATTATCTGCAGAATCCTTTGACAGGTTTAGAATTATATGCTCTGGTCAATAGTATGGTTCCTGATGGGGCTCTGGATTGGTTATGGGATTAAGCGTAAGCTTGCTTATCACATCATTAAGGTAGTAGAGATATGCCAACGAACACGATTAGAATACTACGAAATTCTTGGCGAAAACATCAAACTGAAAGAAGAAATTAAAGAACTAAAAGAAAAACACCCCGCTCCCTCTGGTCAAGGTAATAAGCGGGGTGGCTTAATCACAAAAAAAATATTGAAAACTCCTTTCTTTTTAAAAAGGTTGTAGCTTTGGGGCATAAACCAACTATTCTTAAATATATGAGCCAGCCTACACACAAAATTAAGCTTGAGGCCCTAATAGGAGTCTTTTTTGGAGTAATAATTCTTTACATTGCAGTGGCATTCGCCCTTGATTATTTTGAAGAAACCCACTTTTTAAATAAATATAGTGGTACACTTGAGTCAATTTTTTCCAGTTTAGCATTTGCGGGATTACTCTATACAATCTATCAACAGCAAATCACAATTCAAACTCAAGTTGTTGAAATGAGAGAAACCAGACAACAAGCTATTACAGCTAATGATATTTTCAAGCGACAAACCGAGCTTCTGGAACTTCAAGATTTGAAAACTGGTTTTTTTAAGCATTACGACGAAAGTAAATTTCATTTAATGTCAATTGATGTAAATGAAGACTCCAAAGTATATCGGGGTCATCAATATTTCATTCATATCATTGATAAGTTCCATAATAACTATGATAATTTTGCTAAAAGGCTAAATAGAGCTGAAAGACTAAAAAGTAACACTAATCGACGAAACGAATTTTTATTAGATGAACTACAAACATCTTTTAATCAAATTGAAACAAAGCAAATATCTTCACATATCCTACCATATCTAAAGTCTATTGTGTTAAATGTTGAATATCATATAAATAACAAAATGAATCCATCATATGACAGTGATTATTATCAACTGCAATTGAGGTTTTCAATCGAGCCAGAGGTTGCCAAATTACTATGCTATATTCATAAATTCTCAAACAACGATAACTACCCAGATTTTCATAACACAATAAACGAGCTTTCGTTATGGACTCATTTAAATAATCCTGATAGTAATTATGAACACATTGTAAGAAAAGCTATTAAAGAAGATATTGATTCACGAAATGAAGAGGACTGACATGTATGATTGATAAAAACTACAACCCCGTCAAGTACCGTGCTCAACAAGCAATGTGGCCGGTAGAACTATTCCTATGGCTGGTAAGATCCATCGCAAAACTATTTAAACGTAAGACATAATATTCAAAGCTTATTTACTCTGCTTGCATTTTTGCCCCGCCTCCCCAGCGGGGCTTTTTTAGTTTACACAACTAGGGCCGGAAGCATCATTTTTAACCTTACCTCCCTCTTATAAATGCCGAAAGAATTACCCAAGAATAGCAGAAAACAGCCTTATTTCCCTATTTGTACCTTATCTCTGCACTACTTTTTTTCTTAAATCTTCGAAAGTGTATTTCCGATACACGAATTTTAACCCTATTTTCTCGAAATTTTGTTACTGATTATCAATGCTTAATTGATGCTTTTGTGTACTAAAATCAACGTGTTACATCAACACGCTTTTTTTATTTTACCTTTACACCTTTAACACTTAAAAAGGTATGACACAGACACATGGAGCATTATTACTGCTGTTTTACTTCATCGCAGTATCCCTTATCACAAAATTTATCCGAAAAGGAAACACGTCCAAACTGAACTATCTTGTTGCCAACCGCAGCATCCCCTGGTGGATGGCAGCATTCTCACTGGCTGCAACATGGGTATGGGCACCGGCAATGTTTATTGCTTCAGAGAAAGCCTATACTGCTGGTTGGGTTGGTGTTTTCTGGTTTATTACACCAAACGTTTTAACACTTGTAATCTTTGCATACTTCGCATCCTGGATGAGAGAAATGCATCCTCATGGCTGGACATTCTCTGATTTCATCAGGACAAAGTTTAGTAACAGGACACACAATCTCTACCTAGTTGAAAGTTTCGGTCTGCAGATACTCAGCTTTGCAGTGCAGCTCCTTGCCGGAGCAACAATCATGTGGAAAATTACAGGTCTACCATTCACACTTACAACAGTTCTGCTTGCTGTTATTCCACTTGCATACACTTACACAAAGGGCATTAAAGCCAGCATCCTGACTGATTACTGGCAGATGCTCTGGATAGTGATAGTACTACTTATTGGATTGCCGTTTATGTTCATCAATGGTGGAGGAACAGAAACACTCTTGCAGGGGCTTTCCGGAAAAGCTGGCGACATACATGGGATGTTTAGCGGTAAAGGATTAGCTGTAACACTTGCATTCGGAATTCCTACAACGATAGGACTTCTATCCGGGACATTTGGAGATCAGATGTTCTGGCAAAGAATATGGTCCATCAAAGAAGGTCAGGTAAAGAAATCAATGCTTTGGGCAGCAGCAATCTTTGGAGTTGTACCGCTTTCTCTTGCGATTTTCGGCTTTTTTGTTGCAGGAAAAGGTTTAGATATTACAGACCCACAACTTGTCAATGTAGGGGCTGTGATGGCTTTTGCACCTAAATGGTTCTTGTATGTTTTCATGGTCATGATTCTTTCCGGCCTGATTTCCACTGTTGACAGTATCATATGCGCTGTTTCTTCTGTTTCGGGCCATGATCTGGTGAAACGATTTGAAGGATTCAGAAGATGGTCTCCTGTTCAGGTTGCAAAGTTTTCAATGATTGTTGTAACCTTTTTAGCAATCACAATATCCAACATCCCTGGACTGAAGATCTTACACCTGTTCCTGATCTATGGCACCCTTAGAGCTTCAGTCATGCTTCCAACAGCCTTTGCAATCAAAGGCATAAAGATGAGCGAAAAAGGATTGTTCTATGGACTTCTGACCAGTATCACAATAGGTCTTCCAATTTTCGCAATTGGAAACTTCTCTGGCAATACGCTATTGATTGTTACAGGATCACTCTTTACCATCCTTGCTTCAGGTCTCATATCAATCACATTGAAAGATGAAACCAGTAAAGTTTAAAGAGCAGAATCAACAGCTTGGACCACCCAAAGGAATATCAGAGGAGGAATGCTCTCCTCTACCAGTGTTCACCGATGGAAAGCAATGTATTTCCTGCTGGGAATTGACTCCGGAAGAACTAGCAAAGGTTAACCGTACCGGCCGGATATGGCTATCTGTTCTTTCCGGACACACCCAACCTCCGGTATGGATGTCAGCTGAAGAAACAGTCTTTTTTGAGAAACCTGATTTTCCAATCAATCCAAACTAAGATGAACGAATTTAACCCAATCCAATTAAAGCCAGATACTCATTTGGTCGCAGAGGCTCAGAAAGAGTATAAAAGGCTTGGAAGTATAAAAATTAAGCGTGGGCATTCCCTCTTTGCTTTCAACATGACAAAGGTCCATCTTAGGAAAGTAGACCTCAAGAAGGAAGCAATCCTAGATATTAACGGAAATGTAATTACAAGGTCAAAAGTTTTTCAGGAGCCGGATACAATATTTATGCCTGCACTGAACGCAAAAAATGCACTCAAGAAAATTCTCAAATCATTCATTAAAACTCAAAATCAAACTTCATGAAACGAATTATCGCAATTCTGCTGATGCTGACATTTGCAGCAACAGCTTCAGCTCAAGTCTACGACGGTATCACACAACCGACAAAGTTTAGATACTGGATGCCATTTTCAACCTCAACAGATGGTACAGGAAAACTTGCTGCTGCACCTTTCGTTGGTTACAAGGTTCAACCGGCCAACTGGATTTCTCTTACACCGGTGTTACAGTATAACTTCTCCAGGGAGGCAGTCATACCGCAACTTTGGGTCAATGTAAACTATCAACAGAAATACTACCTGCTGTTCAGGTCAATTTATGACCTCAAGTCAGAGACCTTCAGCGAAACGATTTCAGGAACAGTCAAACTCAATAAGTATATGGTTGACTTCACTTGGGATAACTTCTATCGAGCGGAAAAGTTCTTGCAGAAAGACAGGCTTCAGATACTTGCCGGATATGGATGGAAGCATGTAATCTTTAATGCTGGTTATTCAATCAGAGATCAGCCCGGTTTTGTTACAAACATAAGGCTAAAACTAACCAACCTTTCATGGATTCAGTTGAGGTATGACACAGGTATAGATTCATTCACCCTTTCAACAGCAATTCACCTTTGATCGTAGATTTTCAATCACCGGGAAGAAAGCAGAATGCAAGTAACGAGGCTTTTGTGAGGCTGTGGGACAATATAGACAAGATTGTTTCATCTGACCAGATTGAAAGCCTTGTTGCAGATGCTGCCATGGATATCAAGTGCAGGGTTGGAGAAAAGAATGCCGGATATGCATGGTCTGGAGGAAAAGACAGCATTGCCCTTCAGGTAGTATGTGAGATAGCCGGAATCCATCAATCTGTTATTGGTCTATCCAGAGAGCTGGAATATCCACATTATCTCGCCTGGCTAAAAATGAACAGACCTTCCGGTTGCATAACGTGGGATGCCAACATTGGATATGAATGGCTTGTTAAAAATCCACACATGGTATTTCCTGACAGATCGGAATTGATGTCCAAGTGGTACGCACTTATCCAGCATCGTGCACAGGCAGAGTTTTTTCACAACGCAAATCTTGATATTATCATTCTTGGGAGAAGAACACAAGATGGCAACTACACCGGTGAAAAGGGAAAGAATTTCTATACAGATAAAAATGGAGTAACAAGGTTGTCTCCAATAGCACACTGGAAACATGAACATGTGCTGGCAGCCTGTCACTATTTCAAGAACAGAAATATCCCCCCAATCTATTACGATCCTGAGGGTTGGATTAGTGGTACCGGTGTATGGCCCGTGCAAACCTCATCCTTTGGCAGGGAGCATTCCTGGGAGCTACTTTATCAGATTAGCCCAGAAACATTACACAAAGCAGCAAAATATTTTCCTGAAGCAATTGAAACACTTAAAAAGCATGTCAAAACAATCTAAAATCATTCACGAGGATAAAGTCCTTAACCTGTCAGAGTTAAAAGAGCACCCTGGCAACCCCAACACCCATACACACGCGCAGATAGATGCACTCGTACAGAGCATGGATCGGTATGGCCAATATTATCGCATCATCTGTGATGAAAACAATCAGATTATCTGTGGCCATGGTAAGAAAATGGCTCTGGAAAAGATGGGTGAAAAGTCCGCAAAAGTTACAGTTATAAAGGGTCTGAACGAAAAACAGAAACTGAAACTATTGCTCGAGGATAACAAGATTCAGAGCATGAGTTATGTAAACTTTACACAGGTTGAGGCTTTGATCAAAGATATTGGGGAAATGGATATCATCGGCTTTTCTCCTGAGTACCTTGATACAATCCTGAATGAAGTTAGTCTCGATAACATGGGTGTAGACTTTACAAAGCCTGGTATAAGAAATGACAATTTCAGCAATGACCTTCAGGCAGAACAAAATGCCCAGTATGAAAACATCGATGCAGGAATGCAACCTGCAAGAACAATGAAATGCCCCCACTGTGGAGGTGAAATAACGATCTGATCATGGAAAGAGACCTCTTTAAGCCACTTAAGGAAATGAAGTTTGTTGACAGGGAAATAATCAGGCCAAATGATTATAACCCCAACAAAGTACTTGAGAAAAACCTAAAACTTCTCATGCAAAGCATACTGACAAATGGTTTCTGTTTCCCGATTGTAATCAGGCCGGATTATACCATCATAGACGGTTTTCACAGATGGCTAGTTTCCGGGAGAGAGCCTTTGAAATCAATGTTGGGTGGAAAGATTCCTGTTGTGGTGGTGACGCATGAAGATGAAAGTAAGAACATGTACGGTACAGTTACATTCAATCGTGCCAGAGGGACACACCTTCTTGAACCAATGGAAAACATAGTCAAATCACTTTTGGATAAAGGTAAAACGGTAGATGAAATTTCCAAAGAGATTGGCATGAGCAGAGAGGAGATTTTCAGACTTTCAAAAATTGATCGTGAGACTTTTCTTAATACGATCATAAAACGCCAGACTTTCAATAATGCCGAGTCATTGAGGAAATATAAATGAAAACCAAAACATACAATATTGATGTTGTGACAGCTGCTGAAAGGAGGATTCTGGAAACCTTCAACAAGCATCACATGACAGTCCTTTCCTTCTCCGGGGGAAAGGATTCAATCGTTATGGGAGACCTCATCATTAAAACGATGCTCAAGTACAGCATTCCATTCAACCGACTAATCGTTACATTCTATGATGAGGAAGGCGTTTATCCTGACTTTGAAAGGACAGTATTCGAATGGCGCTCCATGTTCCTGTCATTGGGTGCAAAGTTTTATTGGTTCTGTTTACCTATAAAGCATTACAACTGCTGCAACAGGTTGGAGAATGATGAAAGCTTTATCTGCTGGGAACCGGGCAAAGAAGATATTTGGATTAAACCTATGCCAAAGTTCGCTATACGCAATCATGAGAAGTTTGTCATGGGAATGACATATCAAGTCTTTTCAAAGGTTCTTTTTGATGGCTTACCTGTTTTTGTTGGGCTAAGAATATATGAATCAGTGCAACGTCTGAATTCGATTGCCGAAAAGTCTAAGTCACAATTTGTTTATCCGATCTATGACTGGAGAGATAATGATGTATGGCTTTACCTCAAGCTAAATAACATACCATTCCCTGAAACATATCTTTATCTGTACAAGACAGGGGTTCCGATAAACAAGCTCCGGATAAGTCAGTTCTTTAGTGTCGATACCATAAAGTCCCTTCCAAAGGTTCTGGAATTCTACCCAAACCTTTATGAAAGAATTATCCGCAGAGAACCCAACGCAGATCTTGTGATGCTTTATTGGGAAACAGATATGTTCAGGAGTTCAAGACAAGATTCGCGATTTGAAACAGGCAAGGATAAAGATTATAAAGAAATTCTCAGGCTTGAACTTAAGAAGGCCTCTCAGCATCCGGGACTCTATCCAGGCTATAAGCAGGCAAAGAAACTTTATGCAAAAGTGACCCCGAAAAACTCATCTGAAACTTGCAGGAAGATCTATCAGATTCTACTGGCAGGAGACCCGAAAAACAGAACCGTACGTGTTGTTACTTCAGAGATTTTTAATGAAAACATGGATTAAAAATGAGACAGGGCCAGAAACTTACACGATTGTCCAAGAAAAAGAAGAAAGAAAAGCTTCTTGAATACTTGCGCGAAACTAGCGGCATTGTGGCCTATGCATGTGAGAAAGCAGGGGTATCGCGTGTGACTTATTACAACTGGTATAAGGAAGATCCAGCATTTGCTTTAAAAGCAGACGATATTCAGGAAATTCAAATAGATTTTGCGGAGGCTTCACTACTCAAAAAGATTAAAAGCGAAGATACAACGGCGATTATCTTTTACCTCAAGACAAAAGGAAAAGACAGAGGTTATACCGAACGCAGGGAGGTCAGTGGTATTGATGGTAAAAGTATTGCAATTTCTCAGGAAATTGATTTTAAGAACCTTTCAGATGAGGAACTTGCAACAATAGGTAAGCTTTTAGAGAAATCAAAAAATGAGCAAGGCTAATGTTGAAGCTATTACAATTGCATATAACCGGGAGATGTGCAAACGCAACTTCTTTTATTTCGTTAAAGAATTCTGGGACGTGATAATCAAAGAAGAACCGGTATACAACTGGCATATTCCATTCCTGTGCCAGGAGCTTCAGGAGTTATCCGTCCATATCGTGCGACGTGACCCAAAGCCTTATGACCTTCTCATTAATATTCCACCGGGCACAACAAAATCAACAATTGTGACGGTGATGTGGCCAACATGGCTGTGGACTGTTGACCCTACAATAAGAGTAATATCCAATTCCTACTCAGGCGATCTTTCACTTGATCATGCTTCAAAGAGCAAGGATATCATCACCAGTGAGCGCTACCAGGCGTATTTTCCAGAAGTTAAGATTCGACCTGATAAATCTGCAAAAGGATTTTACGAAAACACAAAGACAGGAGCCAGATATTCAACTTCAACAGGTGGAACCATTACCGGAAAGCATGGACACTTAATCATCAATGACGACCCGCAGAATCCAAAACAAGCCAGCTCCGGTCCACTAAGGGAACAAGCTAACGAACATACAAAGACCCTTTCTTCGCGTAAGGTAAACAAGGAAAATACGCCAGTCGTGACCATCATGCAAAGACTTCATGAGGAAGATGTTACCGGATACTTACTGAAACGCAAAGGTGAAAATATTAAGCATGTCTGTTTACCTGCAGAGCTATCAGATAATGTGAAACCAGCAGCATTGAAGGAAAAATATATTGACGGACTTCTTGACCCCGTCAGGTTATCCAGAAAGGTACTGGATGAAGCTATGATTGATCTTGGAAGTAAAGGATATTCCGGACAGTATGGTCAGTCGCCTACAGTGGAAGGTGGTAATATTATCAAAGAAGAATGGTTTAGGAGAATTCCTTTGACTCAGTTTATGGCCATTAGAGGGAAAGCACCTGTACATTTCTTTATGGACACTGCATATGATGAAAAGAAGAAAAAGACAGACAACGACCCTTCAGGAATAATTGCCACAACTTTTGTCAATAATGCGCTTTTCATTTTTGATGCTAAAAAGCTATACAAGCAATTCCCAGACCTGATCAAGTTTGTCCCTGGTTACATACAAGCCAACGGTTATGACAACCGCGGAAGCTTGCGGATTGAACCAAAAGCAAACGGCAAGAGTGTCATACAACAGCTCGAAAGGGAAACGAAAATAAATGTCACACAGACACCTTCTCCATCAGAAAGCAAGGAAACCAGACTCAATGCTGCATCTCCATCAATAGAATGTGGTCGGGTTTATCTTGTTGATGGGGAGTGGAACGAAAGTTTTATTGATGAGGTCTGTGGCTTTCCACTAAAGACCCACGATGAATATGTTGACCTGCTTTGCTATGCAGTAGATTATCATTTGAATGGCATTGCAGCAATACCGGAAGATTTAACTAAAGAATCATTAGGTTTTTTCTAAAAATTACAACTATGAGTATTATAAAAGTTATCAAAAACAAACTCAAATCTGCCATTGGTATTCAACAGGATTTTGAAACGCTTTTAGCCAACAAGGACATTGACAGCATTATCAAGCAGATGCAGAACCGAAGCCAGGATGTTCAAAAAGCTTTAAAGGAATACAATGTCGATTCACATGAGATCATGTCCCGACAGGATAAGATCATCAAAAACAGTAAAGGGGAAAATGTCCGCGTTGAAAAGCAATGGAAACTCCCAATCCCTTATCAAATCTTCATTAATGAGATAAGTCTTGTTTTTCTTTATGGCCAGCCAGTGAAGTTTTCTCAAAAAAGTGAAAATACAGATAATGCATTCAATAAGTTTATTGACTTGCTTAAGTCTCTCAGATTTGACAGCCGAATAAGGCAATGCAAAAGGATCGCTGGTGCAGAAACTGAATCAGCCTTATTGCTCCATGTGTTTCGTAATGATAAAGAACAGCCAGACGCGCTGCTCAAAGTCCTTGCTGCAAGCAAAGGTGACGATCTAAGGCCTATGTTCGATATGTACGACCGGATGATAAGCTTTGGCAGAGGATATTATGTCAAGGAAAGCGGGAAATCAGTTTATCACTTCGACATATTTACAAATGATATAATTTTTCGCTGCACACGTAAAGACCCGGGATGGGATGTTATTCCGGAAGTAAATTTAATTGGTAAAATCCCTGTTATCTATTTCAAACAAGATAAAGAACATGCTGGTGTTCAGAGATTGATTGAGAGGGAAGAACATATTGCTTCTGTGACAGCAGACGTAAATGATTACTTTGCTTCTCCAGCGGTTGTGGTAACAGCAGATGTCCTTAAAAATATTCCAGATAAAGGTGAACCGGGTAAGGTCTACGTGAAGGACAGCAAGGATGGTGATGTGTCATACCTGACCGTGGATAGCGCCCCGGAGCTCAAAAAGATGGAGATAGATTATCTTCAAAGACAGATATTAAGTAAGACTTTCACTCCAAACATTGACTTTGAGACAATGAAATCTCTGTCCAATGTCTCCGGAAAGGCGCTCAAGCAAATGATGGCTTTGGCTGAAATAAAGGCCAATAAGCATAAAGAGTACCACGATGAAATGATCGACCGGTTCATAAGTCTTCTTAAGACAACGATAGGGAATGTGCTCGATGTTAAGCTCAAGGCGGAATGTGATAAACTCATCATTGACGCGCAGTTCCAGAGCCCATTCGGTGAGGATGTGTCCGAAACAATCAAGAACCTCATTGACTCCATTAGCGGAGGCTTGATGAGTGAGGAGACCGGACGTGAACTCCATCCTCTGGTGACAGATACAGCTTCAGAAACCAACCGGATCGAGAAAGAACGTAAGACGAAAAGAGAAACTGAAGGTGATGTATTTGGCCAAGGCTTTTAATCATGAAAGATATCGACCTCAACCAAGTCCAATTTCATAGGATTGAGCTTTATGCGACCCGGGTAAAGAAGAAATACCTGGCGGCAATACGTAAGCTTATCCACCTGGCAAATGAGACAAAAATAGATACTTCTAAACCTTTTCGGTTTGAGGACTATCCTGATCTTAATCGGGCAGCCAAGAGGGTTTTAAAAGAGCTCAATGATGAGATCAAAGCAACAATCGTAAATGGAATTGGTCAGGAATGGGATGAAAGCAATAAACTCAATGATTTGCGAACAGAAAGCGTTTTCAAGTTGAAGAAAATTGGGAAAGTTCCAGCTGCATACCTACAACGCAACCTTGCGGCCAGAGATGCTTTTATAAGCAGGAAAAGCGGTAAAGATGGCTTAAATCTAAGCAAGAGGGTTTGGAATTATGTTGGACAATTCAGGCAGGAGATGGAGATGGCTCTCGACATTGGATTGGCTGACGGAAGATCTGCTGCAGAACTATCCAGAGATGTACGCAAGTATCTGAATGAACCAGAGAAGCTTTTCCGCAGGGTTCGAGATAAACATGGTGTTCTTCAATTGAGCAAGAATGCTAAAGCTTACCATCCCGGGAGAGGTGTCTACAGGTCCAGCTATAAGAATGCGATGAGATTGACCAGGACTGAAACCAATATGGCATACAGGACGGCAGACCATACCCGGTGGCAGCAGCTCACATTCATTCAGGGCTTTGAAGTGCGTTTAAGTAACAATCACCCTGTTGTAGATATATGCGATGATTTAAAAGGCTTGTATCCAAAGGAATTCAAGTTTACAGGATGGCACCCCAACTGTAGGTGTCATGTAGTTGCGGTACTTCCAACGGATGAGGAGTTTGATAGGATGCAGCAAGCTTTACTAGATGGAGAGTCTGAGGTGGGTAGTAGCAGGAAAGTTATTCGGGTACCGGATGGTTTCAAGAAATGGATTAAGGACCATAAGACCCAGTATAAGGAAGCAAAGAAGAAAGGCACATTGCCGTATTTCATTAAAGATAATCCACGCTTTTCGAAAGTGTGAATTTTAGGTTAGTTGTTTTTTGGTTGGCAGCCTCCGGAATTATTTCTCGGGGGCTGTTTTTCGTGTAGCGAAAATATTTATTTTCGTGGATCAATCATCATAACTTAGGTTTTTGTGACATATTCACTCATTTAGCCTTATGACAGTAACTTTAGTTTTTTTATTTAAATTTGGTTCTGAAGAAAACATTGATAATTTACTTCAACATGGAACAGTGTATTGCAATACAGTTAAGTATTTTAGAGAAGTAGATGATAACTATACAAGAGGTGACGAAAATGAATGTAAAACCTACATAAAGCAAATTGATTGGTTAAAAATTGAAAATGAAGGTATTTCCTTGGAGTTTAATACTAAAGCTCAGCTTTATGTTGATGATGGTTCATTCAATGGTAATTTGTACTGCATGTCAGCAATAACTCGTGATGATATAGACTATTCGTTAATTAATGAAGACTTTAAGATTCATCCAATTACTCTAAATCCCTCTCTCGCTCGTTTTGGCAACAGCGCAATGCTTATATACAATATCCCAGAGTTTTTCATAAGACTAGAGAAAGCACTAAAGAGAAAACACAAGAAATATCAATATGAACCAATAACTTACACAGATTTTAACACTTATGAAGGTGAATTGAGTCCTTTTATAAAATCAATCAAGTATGATTATCAGAAGGAATTCAGAATTTTTATTAGAGGTCAATCAAATAAGCCGTTTATTGTTAACATTGGAAACTTAACAGATATTGCAATCAAAGTAAAAAGCGCTGAAGTGGTCAATGGTATTGCAGTTGGCATTGGTCTACCAAAAAAATAAGAAAAATGATATTTTCAAAGAAAGTTTCAGAATTAAATTACGACGACATTTATGATTTAGTTGTAAATACAAAAGAAAAGGAAGGTCAGTACCTCGATTATAAAGAGAATATTGATTTATCCGATAGAGGCAAGACACAACTTGCTAAAGATTTGTCCGCATTTTCCAATGCAACTGGTGGATTTCTTGTTTTCGGTATTTCGGATAAACTTGAAATTATTGGGGTTGAAGCCGAAATAAATGGAAGGCCTGTTATTGAATGGTTCAACCAGATCATCTCATCAAATATTGAGCCCCCAATTCACTACGTTGACCCGGTTATCATACCTATCCCAGACAATCTGAAAGTAATTCTCATTATTCAGGTTCCAGAAAGTAAGAATAAACCTCACATGGTGAGGGATAAGAACACCTATCATATAAGACGTAATGACAAAATTGATGTTGCAAAACATTATGAAATTAGAGACATGTTTGATAATTCAAGAAGCAGGTTAGACCAGTTCAATAGTTTTTTAACCTCCCGTAATTTACTGGACATAGATAGTGAGCAATTTGCAGACAATTTTAATTCAAAGCAGCTTTTCTCAGATATTCACACCAAAACTGACTATAAGAAACCAGTTGTTTTGTTTACTTTAGTTCCCAGTGAACTGTTTAACGAGAAAATAGAAATAAGTACCAACAGTATTCATAGTTGGTTTGAAAAGAACTCTTTAGGACACCTCCCATTTCCAGATAAACGTTTATTTTTTGTACATGACGACTACGAGCATAAAATTGACGGCATTGTTATCATAAACAATAGAATAGATTCATACCCCACATCTTATCTTGAAATGTTAGAAAACGGTTTTGTTGAGGCTGGATTTTCGAGTTCTTTTACTCGTCTATGCAAAGATCGAAACGAAGTTCCCCATAATCAAGTTGAAATTCATCTAACTCCAATAGTTGGTTATTCTATGATGTTTTTAGGGTTCTTAAGGTTAGTTTATCAACATTTTGGAATCAGTGAAGAATGCTTATTTCAGATAAGCTTTAAAAATGTACTAAACTACTATCCATATGGAGTTCATAACCAGTACGACCTTAGGCATATTCATATGCGAAATAGTATAAATAATCGACAACATCAGAACTTTAAGATTTCGAGAAAGGTTTCCCCAGCAAAATTAACTGAGAAAGATATTCATAACATTGGAAAGTATGTATCACAACGAATTTGCCGTGTTTTTGGCTTTAATGAGGATCTTTGTTTCGTTGATGATAAGCTCTCGTTTCTTTCCATGGATATATTCAAATTATAAATTCTCCTCAAGTAGACAAGATGCTCAATTTAATACTTACACACCCCTCGATAAAAAATGAACTACCAAGTTGCTATGCTGATAGACTTGGAGTAATCTACTCAAACAGTCATGCTGTTAAGGGTAAAAAAGTCAAAGGTCAGTTTTTTACACCAACGAAAGTTGCTAAGCTTATGGCATCACTTTCTCAGTTTAAAAGTCGAAGTATGGATATTTGTGACCCAGGCATTGGTTTGGGGGTGCTTTCTTGTGCTTTAGTTGAAAAACTTATTTTACACAGTAATGAAGTTGAAAACATCAATTTGGTAGGTTATGAAACTGATGAAGAAATCATTCCATACACTGAGCAGGCTCTTTCATATCTTCAATCATGGGTAAAGGCAAATGGTAAAGTGTTAATTTACACTATTATAAAGACAGATTTTGTAACAACAAACTCCACTGTTCTCAGGATTCAGAACCATGGGTATTTTGAGCAAGAATCAACTTTTTTTCCGAAATTCTATGATATAATTATTTCAAACCCTCCTTATTTCAAGCTGTCACGGGATGATGAGAAGGCAATAGCCGCAAAAGAGTTGGTAAGTGGCCAGCCAAATATCTATGCATTATTTCTTGGGATATCTTCCAAACTACTCAAGAGATATGGGGAGTTGATTTTCATCACACCAAGAAGTTTTGCCTCAGGCAACTACTTTAAATCCTTTCGGTTAGAGTTTTTCAAGAATGTAGTTATTACAAATATCCATCTCTTTAACTCACGAAAAGATGCCTTCAACCGAGATAGTGTCTTGCAAGAGACTTTGATACTTAGGGCTGTTAAACAATCAAAAGCTGAAGACATCGTTGTGAAAATTTCTTCAAGTAACGGGGTTGAAGATATCGCAAATTCAGATAGCAAATCCTATTTACTCAAAGAACTGATTGACTTTAATTCGACTGAAAAAATATTACACATTCCTTCAAACAAACGTGAAGAAATTGTTTTTTCGCTTGTTAACTCTTGGCACAATACAATAAGAGACTTCGATATTCATGTTTCAACAGGGCCTGTTGTTTCTTTCAGGGCAATAAAATTCATACAGGACCAACCTAGTAAGGATGTGCAAAGCGTTAGTTTATTTTGGCTACAAAATATCTGTAAAATGAAGATCGAATGGCCAAAAATGATAAAAGGGAAAGGTCAATTCATAGAATTTTGTCCGGAATCAATGTCAATTCTTGTTCCGGCCAAGGATTACATTATCCTTAGAAGGTTTAGTTCAAAGGATGACAAAAGTAGATTAATAGCAGCCCCATTTTTTTCTGATGATCAGGAATATAAATTGATAGGTCTTGAAAACAAACTGAATTATATTTATCGAAAGAATGGCTGTATGAAAAAAACTGAGGTAATAGGTCTTTGTGCTTTACTGAATAGTGACCTGTATAATATTTATTTTCAGTCTTTTAATGGTAACGTAAATGTAAGTGCAACGGAAATAAGAGAGATGAAATTACCTCCTTATGAACTCATTTTAAAAATTGGAGAACGATTAATTGAATCAAATAATTACAGCATGGATAATGTTAATCTTCTGATAAAAAATATACTTCATATTAATCTTTGACACAAAATGACCAAAATTAGGGAATCTCAAGAAATTCTTTCAGCCTTAGGGCTTCCACCCGCACAATGTAATGAATTGTCAGGCTTAACTCTACTTGCATTGGCACAGATAAAAGAGGATGATTCTTGGGAATATGCAACAGGTAGAAGTTTAACTGTCACAAAAGGCATAATGTCATTCGTAAACGAGCACTACAGCAAAAGCTATGCGCCTAACACAAGAGAAACATTCAGAAGACAAGTTTTACATCAATTCGTGCAAGCTCGGATTGCAAACTACAATCCAGATATTCCTGATTTGCCAGTGAATAGTCCACGTGCTCATTATGCATTAACTCCTCAGTTCTTAAAAGTGGTTCAAACATACGGTACGCTGAAATGGGAAAATGAACTTTCAATTTTTCTTGACTCCTATGTAAAGCTATCGGAAATCTACATTAAAGAAAGGAAGATGAACCAAATCCCGGTTCGATTACAAAGCGGTGAAACTATCAATCTTTCCTCTGGTCGACATAATGAGGTTCAGGCAGCAATAATTGAAAAGTTTGCAACAAGGTTTGCTCCCGGAGGACTATTGCTTTATCTTGGTGACACTGCAAAAAAGAATTTATATCTTGATCAAGAAACACTTAACTCACTTAATATTCCTATTGATCAACACAGCAAGCTACCGGATGTAGTAATTTATGATAAAAATAGAAACTGGTTGTTTTTGATTGAAGCTGTGACCTCTCATGGCCCTGTTTCTCCAAAACGAATTGTCGAAATAGACGATCTTTTAAAGCACTGTTCTGCTGGAAAGATATATGTGACGGCCTTTCCTGATATGGCTGAGTTTAAAAAGCACTCAAACAACATCGCATGGGAAACAGAGGTTTGGTTAATGGATATACCTGATCACTTGATTCATTTCAATGGGGATAGGTTTTTAGGACCTAGAAAATAACTCAAAAATTTGGTTCTTTTGTTTAATATGTATTACTTTTGTTCTAAGAAACAGACTGTAAGAAATGAATTCCAGTACTTCCAAAATTATTAATTCAATATTGTTTTTTGCTTTTAGAGGCGATGACAATACACTTGATCGATTAAAATTAATGAAACTTCTTTGGCTTTCAGATAGAATTCATTTGAATAAATATGGACGTCTCATAACAAGAGATAAATACAGTGCTTTGCCTCATGGGCCAGTTCCTTCAAATACCATAGATATTTCAAGAGTTTCTATAGTCGATTTCTTCACGGTAAACGGCTTCAAAATTAAAGCTTTAAAAGATTTTGATAAAGAGTACTTTTCCAATTCTGACATTAAGGTTTTTGAATACGTTTGGAACAAATTTGGCTCAATGGACTCAATAAAACTTCGTGATTTGTCACATGAGTTTCCGGAATGGAAGAGGTATGAAAAAGAATTATTAAACGAATCAATGCCAAATAGTTATGAAATGGTGATCACAGATTTTTTTGAGGATGTAAGTGCTGGGATTTTTAATGATTTCATTACTGCTGAGGAAGTTCAAAATTCCATTTCAAGATACAATTACAATTCCTCTCTTCAATCAATATTGAAAGATTAATGATGGACTTCCCTGCTGAATTTGTAATTAATAGCACCTTAAAGTTAGGTGTAATTTACAAAATTGTAGCACCTGAATTTATTAATATTGAAATCCCTCATTATTATATTGTTGTTGCTATTGAAGATGAACATAATTACCTTTGTGTCTGCACCACTCAGTTAGATAAAAAGATAAATTATTTTGAAAATAGTGGGTTACATCTTGATAGCTTAGTATACATTGAACCTAATGGATCAAATGGGTTAACTAACGATACATACGTCGACTGTAATCAATATTTCTCAGCAACAAAAAGAAAACTTTATGAGAAAGTTGGTCAAGGTGTGCTAAACGTCACTGGGAATTTGTCAGAAGAAGAATACAATAGACTTTTAGATGGTATTTATAAAAGCGATATAAATGATATTCCAAAAAAGCTTCTGAGAAAGCTTTAATCGCTATAATTTTAGACATTAATTGAGATTCCATAATTATTGGACTTTCCTTCCACCCCTCCTTCCTTCTTTGGCAACCAGATACCCAAACCGGACAATTACTTTATCGTTCTGGTATGGGCTTAGGTCAAAGTCATGATCATACCAAAATGTTGATATCTCAACGCCTATCTGGTCAATAGTAAAGCGATCAAATATTGCGGCAAGGCTTCCGAAGTAGTAATGCCTTCCGGTGCCCTTAAATTCGACGTGATATACTTTCCTTTGCTGCTTTGTCATTGTGTTTTTAATTGAGTGTGTAAATTTATGATTTCTGAATGGAATTAGGGACTAAAGTAGCAGACAATTAATTGCCTGCTTAAGATCAAAGCTTTGTTAAACTATGATGTTATAACCAGTCGATCTTGTAGAACTTGAATCCTAACGGTATTCCCAGACTCTATACCGGCTTCTTTAAGCCAATGGCCTGTTAGAACCAGCTGAGGCTTTGGAATAGCTTTAGAACGGAACTTACTGGTTTTCCGAGGAGATTCAATGTGTTCTCTGACTTTTATCTCTCTAATTTTCATGTTTATAGATTTAGAATAATGTTAACTGCATGCCCGGTGCAAATACCGGAACTGGAATTTTCTTTTCGTTGATGTGTTCAACTTTATGGCCATTAACAGGCTTTGGTTCACCTTTCTCATTATGCCAAACCTGCCAAGCAATGGACTGCTGTTTGCTAATGGGTTTAAGGTGAGGTATTCCTCCGGTGGTAAATATCAATGGATTTACTTCATAACCAAAGCTGAAATCATCCGGCATCAAGCTGTTCGATTAATCCTTGTACTGTCATGATTTTTAAGTTTTAAGTGTTATTTCCTTACAAATATACGAATTGTTTTATTAAATACAACAATTTTTAATAAATTTTTTTGTATTTATTTTTAATTGATTATCAGTAATAAACTAGATTTTTAGTGAGTGTTATAATAACACGCTACTTTAGAACCTAACTTTACAACCTCACATTGACAAACTAATTAGTTGAAAATGAAACTGAAAATTTTACAGGCACTAAAAACCAAATATGCTAATCTGGGGTTTGGTGACAAGGCATTTGACGGGGTGGCCGATTACCTTTCTAAAACCGTCACGAAGGAAGAAGATATCGAAACCGCTACTGCCGGGGTCGATTCGCTGCTAAAAGCATTTCAGGGCGATGTTGATAAAGTTCGCACAGAACTGGCTCAAAAGAAAACCGAACTGGAAGAGCTGAAGAAAAAAAATCCTGACCCTCAAAATCCTGATCCGCCAAAACCTGATCCTGAAGAACCAGCATGGTTTAAAGTATTCAAGGAAGATCAAGCCAAAAAGCTTGAAGCTCTTGAAAAGGAGAATCAAAGTTTCAAGGCTGATAGAGCAAAGGAAACTAAGTCAGCTCAGGTAGCAGCAAAAGTGAAAGAACTCGAAATCCCTGAATGGCGCATGAAGGGGGTGATATTACCGGAAAACCTCGATGAGGCCGGAATCACAACCTTCTTGACAGAGATCAAACAGGATATGATTACCGCAGGGCTTTCAAACAAAGCACAATCAGGATTCCTTGTCAACAAAGATGAAGCACTTAAACAAATGGCTTCAGATCTGGTAGACAAGTATTCTGTAGAGGAAAAATCAAAGTAATTCTAAATTCTAAATTCATTCAAAATGAACTTTAAGAAAAACAGTTATGGCGGAAGTCGGCCGGTTTTTGTTAATCCTCCAGCACTTGTGTTGGGTGGATTTGAACTTGATACCAGCGCACAGACCTTTGCCATTGGTGCTATTATCCCTGCCGGAACTCTCGCTGTTTGCGATGAGTCAACACGGAAAGTGAAGCTGTTTAAATCTGCAAGGGTAACAGCAATTGACACTGAAGATGCAAAGATCATCTCAGTTGAACATGACGAATATCTCTCAAACCTCTTCGCTGCTGGCGATATGGTTCATATCATCCCTGCTGTTGCTGAACCCGCTACCCCGCTTGTAGAGGTCACAGTTGCAGCCGTATCTGAAGGGACTATTACACTTTCGGCCGCTATCCCTGATCTTGAAGTAGGTGATGTTATCACTGAGATCAAGAATGTATCAGATGAAGCAGCTGTTATTGCCACATTCAACGCTGCTGTCATTAAATCTGTAAAGGTGGTTGATGGTATCAATGGAATTGATGTCACAAAAGATGCTGAAATGTATGCTCGCAGGGTTCTCCCTGTTCCTGCTTCATTGAAGACGAACGACATGCTTACGGTAAACCCACATTTACGCTATTCCAATTCACTCTAAAACAGGAGGATTCTACACATGAAATCATTTTTTAATTCAGAAACCTTTGGTGACCTTACCAGATTGGTACAGTTAACCTTTGACCAGGCAAGTGAAAAACAGAAACAGCTTTTTGCAACTGCCTATGTAGACCAGTTTATGGATTGGGATACGCCACAATACGGCTTGACCTTCAACGAAATTATCGGAAGCTTTAAGCTCACCGTTCTCGCGTCGGTGATTGGTGACAATGCCGCAACCCCACTCAGAAGCTCCGATGGAGCTGGTACTTACCAGGGTTCTATTCCACGTATCGGACATAAGTTTCCAATGGAAGCTAGCAAAGTCCGAGAACTCCTTCAGATGCTGGAAACACAGCGTATTTCTGACACTGCTAAAATGCAAAAGCTTCGTGACACCATGTTCGCCAACGTTGCTGAAGCAGTGAAAGGCGTTAAGGACCGTCTTGACTTCATTACTTTGACTGCACTCAGTAATGATGGAGTTGTAATTTTCAATGAAACTAATAACCCTGATGGGCGACGTTTCCAGATCGACTATGAGCTTCCGGACGAAAACAAGTCAAAGGTCAAAGCAATCTGGAATGAGGCAAACCTTTTGACGGCAGATCCTTTTGCTGACCTGGCGAAAGTTGTCAATGACAACAAAGGTAAAGTGGAGTTTGAAAAGATGCTTATGGACAATGAAACCCTGCTTTTGTTAGCCAGATTTAAAGCAGTAAAACAAGCTATCTATGGTACTGACAAGCTCAATACGCCATTGATGATTCCTTATATGAATGAGCAATTCCAAAGGTATGGATTGCCTGTAATAGAGGTTGTTAATAAACGAAACAACGTGCTTGTGGATGGCAAACGTACTGTGGTTAACCCTTGGAACAAGAACCGGGTTGTTTTCATTCCTTCTGGAAAGCTTGGTATCGTAAAGACTGCCTTTGAGGACAGCCAGATCATGCCGGAAGAAAACGTATCCTACTCAACTTATGACAGAGGCAACATCGTGGTTGCACAATGGAGAACAGGTGAAAGTAAGAATGAGTTATCTGCAGAGATGACACAGGCTTCTAGTCGTGCTATGCCTGTCTTCACAACCATTGACGGTATTGCATCACTCAATATTGCTGAAGCTGCTCAATAACATGACAAATCTGGAAGCATTAATAGCAGAATGTGAACCATTCACGATTTCAAAGAGGGTTGCAGAAAAAGCCTTAGCAGATAATTTGATAAGTCCTGACTCAGAATACTCATCAAAAACTAAGATTGCTAAAGCCGCTGTTGAGGTTCTTTCTCGATATCTCTCCCTGAGATCTGAAGGTGAGGGTTCATTTTCTCAAGCCTTTGATAAGGAGGGTTTGAAAGCAAGAATTAAAACCCTTGCCGAGATTGCCGGTATTGATGCTTCCGGATACATTTCTCAGGTTACTATCTCTGATGGTTCAAAACTCTGGTAAAATGAGGTACCATAACAAACTTTATTTCTCGAGCATCACCGGTGACAGCAGCAGAGACGAGTCAGGCAACTTCATTCCGAAGGTTGTTGATCTTGTTTTTGGTTGCTATTGCAGAGATGAATCAAACAGTTCCGGGCGCAAAGTGACAAATGGAGAAGGTTCGCATGTTGAATATACTTCATTGGTTTACGCCCCCCAGGATTGTCCGAATCTCAATGCAGGAGATCTTGTTGAGGTAAAGGATGTGCAGGGTGCTTTAAGAATCAGGGGTACAGTTCTTAGGTTTTCAAAAGATCGATACAACTGTCGGATATGGCTATAAGAAACAAAGGCAATTTAAGCGAGCTTAAGGCCCGGATGAATGCTGTTAAAGTACGCATCGACAGGGCTATTTTCTTTAGACTTTCTTTTATAGGGGAGAAGCTTGTTAACTATGCCCGGTCAATTACAGCTGATATTGGTTATACCGATCAGACAGGTAACCTAAGATCAAGTACTGGATATATCATAGTTAAGGATGGCATTGTTCTTAAGTCAGATTTTGATGAAATTCAAGGACCTGTTGCCAGTATAATTGATGGCAAAAGTGTAGGGCTTAATCATGCAATATCTATTGCCTTGAAACATCCAGTTGGGTATGTCTTGATTGTTGTGGCAGGAATGGATTATGCCTTTGCTGTTGAAAGCCGAGGAAAAGATGTTCTTACTACCACTGAATATCTTGCAAACGAAGAGATACCCAAAGAATTAAGAAAGCTCAGGGAACAAATAAAAAGGATGAAGCTATGAAAACAAACTTTGAGGCTATTGATGCAATCTGGAAGCGACTCGCTACACAACAGATTACAACAGCAATTTCAGGTGAGATTTACAAGCTTCAGCGACCTTTCAACTCTGTAAAAGAAGATATTGTTATCAATGCCCTTCCAATTACTGAGACAATCCCTCAGGAGTGTGTGGTAAATGTAAACTGTTACGTACCGAACTTGATTGTCAAAGTAAAAGGCCAGGAAACAAAGATGCCAGATACAGTCCGTATAAAGCAAATTTCGGACTTGGTAATAAGTAAGCTGGAAAATGTGGCCGAAGCGACATTTCATTATTTCGTAACCAATCAGGCTGTATTAGCTAATGAATCTGGAAACGAATATTATTCAAACATTAGATTAACATTCATATTCACAAACATTTAAATAAAATGGATAAAGTACACTACGGGCTGAAAAGCCTAAAAATGGGAGCGGTTGCTGGAGATGGTGGAATGGGAACATCTCTCACCGATCTTGGTGGCACGCTCGAAGGTTCTGCAACATTAACAATGGAGGATGGTGAAAAAGGAGAGATTACAATTGAGGAAGCTGATTTGCCGGTTCACACCTGGAATACTCAGGGAGAAATGAAAGTTGTTTTTGACATATTTGATATGTCACCTGCAAACATCGCTCGTGTATTTGGTGGAACTGCTAGCGGAACAGGAGCAGCAGAAACATACAATGGTCCTGTTGTTACTCCTGCTATAGAACAATCACTTGAAATTATTACAAAAAATAACATCAAATGGTCGTTTCCTCGCGTAAAGGTTACCGCAAAACTAAACATCAATTTTACCAAAAAGGATGTTTTCAAGGCGACGGTTACCTGTGTTGTGATGCAGCCTACAAAAGCTGACACAGCACCATTTAGCTATGTCACTGTAGCAGCTTAAAACCAGATGCTGAAACTCAAAAGCACTCTTAACCGGGTGCTTTTTTAAAAACTATTCCATGAAAGATGCTTTTAATACAGAGCTTACAGCAATTCAGACACTGCTAAATGAAGGTATGGTATTCAAGGCCGGAAGATTAAAACTTCACTTACGGCAGTCCTATCTTGGCACTCTCCTTCATTTGAGTAAGATTTACTCCCTGATTGCTATCGATGAGTCAAAACTTAAAGATTCTGCTTATGCAGGCAGTTATATGCTTGTCCCGGAAAACGCTAAGAGGGTTGCACTTGTAATTGCTATAGCTGTTCTGAATAACAGATTGAAGATTAAACTCTTTTCAAGGCTTCTTGCAAATTATCTGCTTTGGACATTGAAGCCGGACAAGCTGTATCAAATCATGGGGATGGTATTGATAGTAAACAATACAGCGTCTTTTACAAATTCTATCAGATTGATTCACACCCTAAGACTCATGAGGCCGAAGGAAGATCTGGTAGAGGCTTAAAAACCCTTTGGGGCAGCTTGTGGAGCGTGTGTACTTCAACAGGCTGGACATTAGAGCAAATTCTCTGGAAAATAAGCTGGGTAAACCTGCAAATGATGATAGTTGACGCCCCTCGCTACAGCTCCGATGAAGAAGAAACTGACAGGATAATACCAGAGCCAGAAACAATTGAAGAAATTGATCAGTTAATGAAAAGATTCAAGCAATGAACGGAAACGGCCCCTTAGATTTTGATGCTACGATTGATGGCAGTCAATTTAATGCGATGCTTGATGAAATGCAAAGGCGTATTCGTGGTACGGGAGATGCTGCTGTTCATGAGGGGCAAAGGATTGACAACACTTTCAGAAATATTGGCGTTGCCATGGCTGCATATTTCAGCGCTGGCCAGTTAAGCAGTTTTGTAACGCAGGTAGCAGATGTAAGAGGCGAATTTCAGCAGCTAGAGATTTCTTTTGAAACAATGCTGAAAAACAAGGCCCTCTCTGATAAGTTGATGGCCGAAGTTGTCCAATTTGCAACAACAACCCCATTTGACCTCAAGGGAGTTGCCTCCGGAGCAAAACAACTGCTTGCATACGGAACCGCGGCAGATGATATCATTACAACCATGCGCCAGCTGGGAGATGTTGCAGCCGGACTATCAATTCCATTTAACGACCTTGTTTATCTCTATGGAACTTCAGCTACTCAGGGAAAGTTAATGACAAAAGACCTCATGCAGTTTGCAGGAAGAGGTATCCCGATCATTGACGAATTGAGCAAAATTCTGAAAGTGTCAAAAGCTGAGGTAATGGATCTGGCAACAAAAGGTGAAATTCATTTTGGTTTACTTCAAGAAGTGATTGCTAATCTGACTAATGAAACAGGCATGTTTGGTAACATGATGGAAAAGCAATCCAAATCTATTGCCGGACTGAGGTCAAATCTTGGAGATGCCTGGGATAATATGTTGAATGATATAGGCAGGGCTAATCAGGAAACAATTGAAGGGACAGTCAGAACTGCTATCAGTGTTGTAGAAAACTATCAGAAAGTAGCAGATATTTTAAAAGTTATCATTGCTACTTATGGAGCTTACAAAGCAGCTGTAATGCTCAATGCTGTGGCAATGGGTAAGTACACAATTGCCTTAAATCTGGCTATAATCAAGCAGAATTTATTGAATATAGCGCAAAAAGCGAATCCATACGGCCTTGCTTTAGCCGGTATCACAGCATTGGTTGGAGGTTTATGGGCCTACAATAGAGCGATTGATGAAAGCGGAAAAAAAATGCAGGAGTTTAACGACTCTGTTTCAAAATCCGTTTCTGAATCTAATGTCCTTTGGGATAGGTTGAAAAAAACAACTGCTGGCACAGAGGAAAGGACGGTAGCTATCCGGAAATTAGAATCAATTCATGGGACTTATATCTCAAACCTTAATCTTGAGAAGGCTGTATTAGAGGATATTGAGAAAGCTCAAAAAGCCTCAAATGAGGAAATGATTAGGACGCTGGCTATTAAAGCTTCAAATGAGGAAAAGCTATATTGGTATGAAAGAGAGCTTGCGGTCATAAAAGAAATTAATAAGGCCGGATATGACTTTAATGAAATACTTAAGGAAAGAAACAATCCTAAATTTGATGAAGCAGGCAGAAGAATCTTTGTTACGTATGGAAACAATGTTGATTTGCTTCTTGCAAATTACACAGAGATTCAAAAGCAAAAGAAAATAATTGACGAAACTTACCAGAAAATAATTGATGGCTTTAATATGAGCCTATCTACGAAACCAGACGAAGATTTCAGTAATAAAATTGAAGAAGACAAGAAGACCCTTTCCCAAAAGCTAAAAGAAATTCAGCAGATGTACGAAAACTACTACCGTTGGGTTTCTAGGTACGGGCAACAGTCAGCTGATGAACAGTTTGAAAACCTCATTAAAGGTGGTAAATCTTACTTGGAATATCTTGATGCAGAAATAGCCAGACTGGAAAATAAAACAAAGAGGTCAGTATCAGACACTGAAAACCTAAATCTTCTAATCGCTAGCCGGGCAGATTTGATTGGCGAGGAATCCAGTGTAGAGTCCTTTAAGAAGAAGATTGAAAATACAAAAGAAGGTTTCAAAGATGTTGTAGATTACATTGAATTCATCAAGGCTGAAATTGAGAAAGCCTCAAAGTTTGCAGGTTCAGAGCAAGAAATTGAAAAATCAAAATTCCTTTTAGAGGAACTTGCAAGTGCAGAAAAGCAATTTGTAAATGATTCATTAAGCACCTTTCAGAACCTGATGAAATCTAGTCAGGATTATGCACAGCAAAGGTTAAACGCAGAGCTGGAATATCAGGAAACGTTAAAAAAACTTGACCCTGAAAGCCTTGGTGAAAATTATCAGAAAGCAATTGATGAAGCAAACAAAGTAAGACTTAAAACCCTTGACGACATTAAAGTAAAGGAAGCTGAAAGTCTTGATGCTTATAAGAAACTCAGCGGAGATTTAAGCAGGATTTCCCGAAAAGAAGCACTTGATTATGTTGATATACTTGAAGATCAACTTAAGGTACTTGATAGCCAAAGCGAGGCATATAAGCTGATAAAAAGTCTTATTTCGGATGTCAAAGCTGAAATCAAAAATACTGATGTTGAAAACCTTAGTGAAGGGTTAATTTCGGCTGCATACTCACTTGATAAAATTGTTTCCCTGACCTCCGATGCAAATAGCGGATTCGCTCAGATGGCCGCTGCTGTTAGCTCAGTTGTTGGTGAACTTGGAAATGCTACCAGAGAATTGAATAAGGCTTTTAAAGGTGTAACAAGTACAAGTGGCACAAAGAAGTATGACATTGATTTCGCTTCTGGTCTTGCTGGTTTTACTTCTATTGCCGGTATATTCTATACTGTTTCAGACGCTTTGGACAAGCAGTGGGGAACGCAGAGACGAATTGCAGATATTGAACAGGCCCGGCTCGAATACAATACAAAAGTTGGATTTCTAATTGATGAACTGAATGAGAAACTTTCGAAACAGTTAGAGCTTTTAGAAAATATGCCCACCGGTCAGTCATTTTCTCCGAAAGCAAGTGTATTAACCGAATCAATTAAAGAAGCGCAAAAGCAACTCCAAGGATTATTGTTTTCGCTCCAGAAGACTCCAAAAGAAATTAATATTCAGATACCGCTTGATGTTATTAAACAAATGACAGGCGTTTCTGACAGTCTGGGAGCTTTAAGCAAGGCGCTTGCAGACGGCATTATTTCACAGGAGCAATACGATTTAGGAGTTGAGTATATCAATCTGATTGAAGATGGCACAAAAAGGTTAAATGACCTTCAGAAGGAATATCAGGAATATATCACTGGCACTACATCCAGTGCCTTGGTAGATGAAATTGCCCAAATGTTTGAAGAGGGCAAAACCATGACAGTTGATTTTGCTGACAGTTTCGAAAGTTTAATGAAAAAAGCAATCCTTCAGGGATTGAAGATGAGGGTGCTTGAACCTATGCTGAACTCATGGCTTGAGGAATTCTCAAGAGGTATCATGGGAGGTGGAATGAACTCTGAATCATGGATGGCTCAGTTGATGATGGGGCTGCAAGATGTTGGGGAGGCTGGAAATGAATTTTGGGAAAATGCAATGTCCTTTATTGAAAGAGTATTTCCTGATATCAATGATGCTAATAACACTACACTTTCCGGCAACATCAAAGGTATTACTGAACCGACAGCCGGTATCCTGGCAGGCCAAATGAATGCTATCAGAATAAACCAAGCGCATGCATTGACTTTGATGGACAACCAACTTCTTGAACTTTCTAAGATTGAATACAATACAAGAAACAATCTGTATATCAAAAGAATCTACGATTTGATTCAATCCAATCAAAACAATTCAGTATTACGAAACAGAGCTAGCGGAGGAAGTTAAAAATGGCATTTGTAATTTACAAAATCGGAAATACCGATATTTCTTCTTTGAAGATCTATGTGACAAACGGCTCTGGTTACATAGATTTCCCGAAACGCAAAATTCCCTACAGGCATGAATGGCTTGATGAACATGGGGAGGAAGTTGAGCTTGGAGATTATAAAGCTGAAGCAAGAGAAATCAAACTGGAGTGCATTGTTTTAGGCACAACTATCAATGATGCCTATACAAAAATCAACTCCCTTATAAGCCTTATTGACCAGTCTAGTTTTGTAAGGCTTGAAATTATCTATGATTATCCTGCTGTTGGACAAACCGGCCCAACAAGTAAATTTCAATTTGATGTTTTCAGAGAAGAACCTGTAAAGGTTGTAAAGAAACTCCGGAAAACAGGTAACGCCTGGACATTTACCCTCATCCTAAAAGACGCATGCACCGGGATAACTAATCACGTAACAACAGGAGGAGCTTCTTCATAATGAATACATTGACAATACATACAGCGACAGGAAGTGTAAGCGTCAACCTTAAATCCAATTCCGAGATGGTAAAGAGGTTATTGGAGGAAGATGTTGTTAAGGTGTTTTTTGAGTCTAGTAATCCTGTTTCTCTTGGAATAGGTGATCATTGTGTTGTTTTTGGCCGCAAGTATTTAATCAATACGACCCCGATTGAAAAAAAATACTCCTCAAATTTATTTGAGTATGAAGTTACTTTTGAGAGTGTTATCTATGACTTGTCAAAAGTCGCTTTACTGGATGTTGATGCAACCGGCATCCACTTTTCACATGAGTTCTTTTTAATAGGCAATGTAGATACATTCAGAATATTAATCGAAACAAATCTTGAAAGAGTTTATGGAGTAGATAAATGGACTGTTAGCAATCTAGGTGTACCCACTGATAAAGTAGTCAATCTTTCATTTTCGGAAAACAATTGTCTTCAAGCGCTTCAAACTCTTTGCGCTGAATTTGATTGTGAATATGAGTTGAATGAATATGAAAATGAAACAATTATAACATTAAGAAAGCAGGCAGGCGGATTTCAGGCTGTAACATTTGAATATGGAAAAGGTAAAGGTTTATATGATCTGAAGCGCACCATTGCAAGTAGTAACAATCTTACAACACGTCTCTATGCATTTGGTGCTTCAAGAAATTTAGGTGCCAACTACAGGAACTATAGCACAAGGTTAAAACTTCCAGCTACCACTTCTGAAGACTCGCACATGGATAATCCTGGTGCTGTTTCCAAGTATGGAGTGATCGAACGTGTTGTAATGTTCGATGATATATTTCCGCAAAGAGAAGGCACAGTAACGGCTTTAGGCAGCACAATATACCAGTTTGTTGATGAGGATTGCTTTGATCTTAATGCAGTTGATGGTGATGGGAACTCTTTATATTGGCTTAGTATTGATCCAAAGGTCAGTTTTAGGACAGGAAATCTGGCCGGTTACGAATTTACTATTGCAGCCTTTGATACTGTTAGCGGGACCTTTACCTTGCAAAAATACATTGATGAAAGAAGCACTGAATTTCCTAATCCTGACACGACTGCTTTCCAGATAAATGTAGGAGACAAATATGTAATCCTTGATATAGCTTTACCTCAGCTGTATGTTGATCAGGCCGAAAGCAGATTACTTACCAGGGCGCAAGAATGGCTCGAAAAGTACAGTAACGACCATGTCTTATATGAGCTTAATCTTGATGAGAAATTTATAAGTGATCAACAGATTTCATTCAGTGTAGGTGACGGAATTGGAGTGGTGGATGCTGATATGGGTATATCAGAGCAGATCCGTATTACTGATGTAAGGAGAAACCTTGTCCGGGAGAACCTGTATACTTTAATCCTTTCAAACAGTGTATACAAGCCAAAGGAGAGGAAGCCAACCCAACAGGTAAGAACAGAACTGGCCCAACTAAAGCAGGCAGCATTTAGTCAATCCGATTGGACAGAGGAAAACTCTCTTGAACCATCTTATATCAAGAACAAACCGGACTTGACGGAATTCGCTGACAAGCATTTATCATTCAATGTAAACTATAAAAAGACTGAAACTATTCAGCACGATTTAGGCAAAAAGCCTTCTGTCAGCGTACTTGACGAGGAAGGTAACCTTTGTATTGCAGATGTCGAGTATCTGGATGAAAATTCAGTTACAGTAAATTTTATAAATTATTTCACAGGTAAAATAGTATTCAACTAAAAAACAATTCTATTATGAAAATTACAAGTCACCAGGATTTTGAGAAATCCGCACAAATCATAAACGTAAAACTGCATCAAGTATCAAGTTTGCCTACTGTTTGGCAGGGAGGACTTGTTTATTTGACCACGGATAACAAAGTGTATTATGGGAATAATTCAGCGTGGATTCCAGTTAATGATACCACAGGCCTAATAAGTAATGTTACAGGCGGTGTTGGTATTACGGTGAGTGTTCTTGCTGGCGTGGCAACAGTTACTCTTGTGACTGACGGAAGTACTTTGGAAACCGTTGCTGGTGCTGGTGGAGCGGCGAGGATTAAGGACGCGGGTGTCAGTGCTGCAAAAATTGCAGCAAACGCAGTTACAACGGTGAAGATTCTAGATGCAAATGTCACAACACCGAAGATAGCGGACGCGAATGTCACTACAGCAAAGATTGCAAACGCAAATGTCACAACCGAAAAACTGGCTGACAATGCCGTTACATCCATAAAGATAACGGATAAAAACATATCGTTTGCCAAAATTCAGGACATCCCGACAATGACCGTTATTGGTCGTGTTGAGGCTGCTACTGGCGTTAGTAGCGCAATAAATGTGTTGACTGATTTATCTGCAATAGTTTCAGCGCACGACAGCCTTGCAACTGCAAAAGCGGTTAAGGATTATGTTGCTGCAACACTTGGTGGAATAGGTAACCTTGAAGGAGCTTTCAATGCGAATACAAGCACGAATTTTCCAGTTGGGGCTGGAGGAACGAAAAAAGGAGATTACTGGTATGTAAGTGTGGCTGGCACAGTTCAAACAGTTCCTTTGAATGTTGGCGATGTTTTAATTGCCAACAAAGACAACGCAAGCACAACCTTAGCAGCCGACTGGATTTTTCTTGAAACAAACCGCGACCAAGCTACCACAACCACACTTGGTGTAATTAGCCTTGCAACACAGGCAGAGGCAAGGGCAATGTCAAGTACCACAAAAGGGTTGACGCCCTCAAATCTTGGTGATGTTAAAGCATCCGATGCTGAAACCCAAACAGGTACGGCAACAGACAGATTCATTACTCCGGCTAACCTTTCATCAAGGACGGCTACTGAAACCAGAACTGGTATTGCTGCAATTGCCACAACAGCACAAGTACAGGCAATGACTGATTCAACACGATTTGTTACCCCGGCAGGTTTACTAACTGTTGCGGCTTCAAATGCTGAAACTCAAACCGGAACTGAACCTAAAAAGTTTGTAACACCTGCAGGGCTTTCCTCCAGACTGGCAACAGAGACAAATACAGGACTTATTGAAATTGCTACAACGGAGGAAGTTTCCGGAGGTACTGATGATACAAGGGCTGTGACACCTGCAAAGTTGAAAGTTTATGCAGAAGGATTGGTTGCGGCTTATGGAAGGTTTATAGCTGATGTTGGAAATGGTTCTGCAACAACCTATACAGTAACTCATAGCTTAAACACAAAGAATGTACAGGTTGAAGTTTGGGACAATGCAACATGGGATACGGTGCTTTGTGATGTTGCAAGAACTACAACAGCAGCAATTACACTTTCATTTGCTGCTGCTCCAAGTTCAAATAAATACAAGGTATTTATAATGAAATAAGAAATGGAATTAGATGCAAACTTGTTTTTAAAGGGAACGCTGAAGGTTGGTACAGCTCTAGTAGTTGCTTCAATACCTCATTTGATGGGTATTGACGCAGAGGGTAATGTAAAGAGATTTGCCAACTCCTCCAGCGCACCTACTGTTTACCAGATTAACTATATTCATTCCAGTTCTCCGGCAAGGATTAATGTACAGGCTTTAACTACGACTGATGGTGTTAATGTAGGTATTGAGATTGGTTCTTATACCTGCAAACTGGATTTTGAGTTTGGCAATCTTAGTAACAGTAATTACAGGTTAGCAGCAAAAAGGACACTGGAATTTGCTTTTGTAATTTATTCTTTTGGGGGCATTAATGTTCACTCACTTCCAACGATATATATGACTTCACACGCTGGAATGGTCGTAAATGCAGTCAACAAACAGACGTGGGAGGTGAAGGCTAATGATATAACATTTGATGCGGTAATTGTATCTGACAGGCTATATATCGATGTCAAAAGTAATTTTAATGTTGCTGCTTTCAGTATTGCAAACGGCTCTTTTCAAGCCAGATACACAGCAGAGATTAAGAAATTCAACTACCAAAGTGGTGGTGGCGATTTATCAATATAAATTATCAAAAATATGGGCTTAACAGGACAGAATTTTATAATGTGGAAAGGTGACGACAGAATCATTCAAGTTACGATTGAGGATGCAACCGATGTTTCCGGCTTCACTGCAAAATGGCATATGGCTGTTGATGTAAACAGTCCAAAATTAATAACAAAACAGTCTGGTGGTAACGGGATTACTTTCGATGGTAACAAGGTCTTGGTCGTTGTTAACGGTTCTGAAACAAAGGATAGTGTTACTGCTATTCCAGAGGGTTTATATTACCATGAATTGGAAATGATTGACGCACAAAACAAAAAAGCAATTGCATCATCAGGAGTTGTTGACTTGAAGAAAACATTGGTAGGGAGGCCGTAACAAAATGGCAGAGTTGAAAGGTTTAAGCAGTCCTTACATTCAAAAGAAAGGACAAATGGATTTTATACAAAATCTGACTGGCAAAATTGGAAGAGTTCTATTGTCAGGCAAGATGGGTGCTGGTTTGACTTCCACCGTTGTGACTTTTGTTTCAGCAAATATTCCTTCAATTACTGTGAAAGAAGATGACCCAAATGAAATAATATTCCCAGAATATGTGAATGTTGTTTTAAATCCAAGCGGTACTATTCAAGTACCTGTTGATAGTTGGGTTTTGGATGAAGATATGGATGGAAGTGCTGTTATAGGTACTTTTCAACATGAAGCATTTTATACTTTGCCTGAACACATATTAGGTACTCCAACACGAGTGTTTTGGACTGTAAATGTAAGACCTGTGTTGATTATTTCGGGGGGTACTTTGAACAGTTATACGGGATACAAATCAAGAGCGTTTCTTTCAGCCGGCAATCTTGTAATTAGCGAAATATCCAAATCAGCGAAACTTGATGTTTTGATTGTTGCCGGTGGCGGCGGGGGTGGAAAAGGCGTATCAAGTCTTGGTAATGCGGGGGGCGGTGGCGCTGGTGGAGTTATTGTTATGTTAGATTACGCAGGGAGTTTGGGGACGTACCCAATTGCGATAGGCGCTGGTGGGGCTGGTTCCACGCATGAAGCCTTAAGATATAACGGAGGTAATTCAAGCGTATTTGGAGCAATCGCCATTGGTGGCGGTGGAGGGGCTGGTGTTTCAAGTTTTTCAGGTAATACAGGAGGTTCTGGTGGTGGTGGTTATGGTAGGTATCCAGCAGGCGGTGGTTCTGGCGGGGCTGGTACTCCAAATCAAGGTTATGCGGGAGGTAATGGGATACAAGGGACACAACCTTGGAGCGCAACTGGTGGCGGGGGTGGCGGGGCTGGCTCTGTTGGCTCTGTTGGTACTGCAACAATAAGTGGGGGTGGTGCTGGTGGAAATCCTATTTCCAATAATTTCAGAAATGGTAATTCTACCAACTATGCGCAAGGCGGAAAAGGAGGAGATTATAATACATCCAACCCAGCAGCAGGTGGGGTAAATACAGGTAATGGTGGAGGTGGCGGTGGTTTATACGCCTCCGCAGGAGCGCTGGGCGGCTCAGGAATAGTAGTAATTCGTTACAGTTCAGATTACATTTTAGAATAAAGTTATGGCAGAACCTAAATTTGATATACAGACAGAGGGGTTTACCCAATTAACGGTAAGTGGTGGAAGCACAACTTGGAGGACAACTGATACGCTTAAAACAAAGGTTGTCGCAAGCAATAGTTTCACTTTGGTCATTTCAAATTTGCAGGCTGGAATGTCAGGAACGCTATATGTGAACATAACGTCCGGCACTTCGACAATAACACTTTCAACAGGAAAAACAAATCGTGGGGCTGGTAGGATTGACACACTTTCTGCAGGTCATTACATTTTTTGTTTTGAATACGATGGAACAAACTTTTTCTGGAACATGGCAAAATACGCGTAAACATGAACAATCTATTTTTTGCTCAAAACAAACTTCACTTGCGACCATGTTCGATAGCCACATTGGTCAATCCGGGTTGGGCTGAAAATCCTGACCATTATGGAATTGATTGGTTTGGTTTGGAGATACATGGTGGAGGACAAAGAAGTGCTGCTGGAGCTTATAGCTTGTTGAGTCAAAGGGCAAGGATATGGACTTCAACACCAGTTTCAGCCTTTCCAGAATTGAATTGGTTACTCAATTTGTATTATGATAGTGAAACCGTTGATTTCTATGGTGCGGAAGAAAAATTTGGTGCATGTATCAAACCAGTTCGCAATGCAAATGCAACTGAATTAAATTACTTCGATGGTGAGTTGATTGAAAATGCCTACCAAGATGGAGATGGCTTAAATTACAACGCAGTGAAGGTTGGTAGTCTTGTTTGGGTTGTTGGATCTTTGAAAAGTGGCAAGTTCCAAAATGGGACATCAATTTCGCGTGTTGAAACTAATAGTGCGTGGGCCGCTTTGACAACTCCAGCATATTGCCATGAAGTCGGGGTATATGGATTCCTATACAATGGCTATGCCATCCGAACTGGAAACGTGGTTTCTGGAAATGGCTGGAGAATACCTACACAGGCTGATTTCATTGAGCTGACAAACATGGCTGTTGCTGGTTATACAACCGCTCAAATATTAAAAGCCTGTAGACAAATAAATCACCCTTTAGCTTAATACTACAATGATTGAAAGAACTATCTTAACTATTCAAAACTTAAGTTGGCCTATAAAAATCGGGTCAATCTTCCTTGCTTTCCTTGCGCCACTGGCCGGACTTATTCATGTCATAATTGGCCTTCTGCTTGTTGACATGGTTACGAGTATTTACTACCAGATGAAGATCGCTGCTGAAAAGGCTGTAAAAGGTAAAAGAACCTCAACAGCACTTCGGGTGATTGAATCTGGAAAGCTACGGAAAACAATTGAAAAGATGTTTTTCTATGTGCTTGTGATTGTTGTTTTCTACAGCTTTGATCTTTATGTTTTGCAGATTAAGCCAATCAGCTCAGACGCAATTTATTCCTTTTCAATAACCAATCTAAGCGCAGTATTGATTTCTGTTGTCGAAATGACTTCAATTGCGGCTAATGTATCAAAGATTACAGGTAACCCAATATTTGACCGGATAATGGTTTTATTCTCGAAAAAAGTTAATCAAAAATTTGAAATAAATGAGAACGATTCCGAACAGACAGATAACGCCTAACTTCAGTTTGTATGAATTCATTGAAGGAAAACTTCCCTCAATGGGAGTTCAAATGAACTGGAAAAATATTCAGCAAATGGATATTAAGAAAATTGAAAGTGCTGCTATACATGCTCAGTCAATACGCGATTTGATCAATAAAGAATTCAAATCTGATAACTCTAATACTGAAATAGGGTTTTCGATCAATTCCGGTTGGAGGTGCAGGGAGTGGGAGTTGCACCAAAAACGCTCCGGAAACTCACAGCATGTTATCTCTGCTTATGATGCAACCCCAACTAATTGCAGCATTAAACAGGCAGCCTCAATCATTGGCTGGCTCTATCATAGATTTAGCAGATCATATAATGGTGGCTTTGCAATTAAAAAGCCAACATTCGAAAACGGTAAAATAATCCTCCCAGGCTTTGTCCATTTTGACTTCCGTGGTCATATGGCGAGATGGGAATACTAATTCCTTTTTTTTATTAACCTAATAACTTTAATTTTATGAAAAAGTTGATTTTCTTTCTTTTCGCGCTGGCAGTTTTAATCTTGCCAGTTGCAGCCTTTGCGGGTGGAAACCCTGACCCTACAAACGAAAATCCCATCTCTTTGGCGATGTTCGTAGACTTGACCGCGCTTGCAGCCGGTATTGCAGCAATAACGCTTTTCATCAAAAGCACGTTCAACACATCTGGGCTCATCACTGATATTGTCTCCTGGGTTCTAGGACCAATATTGGGGATGATTGGGTTCTATTTCAACCTAGGAATGTTTGCTGAGGTCGTCTGGTATGGAGCTTTACTTTACGGATTACTGGCTTCGTTCTACGCTAATAAAGGCTACGACATTCTTTCAGTCATTCGAGGGAAGAAGGATGTTGAATATGTAAAGATTGAGTAA